AACACCGTTATCAATAAATGTGATAGAATGTCCATTTGGGACTCTTAAACCCTCTGGCTGTATTAATTGTCCATTTGAATTTCTTAAAACTTGAGTCTCATAATGATGAACGTTTGATAACTCTTGAGATGTATATTTTGAATTCAAATAAGTTAAAAAATCTCGATTTGACATTGGCCACTCATCTCTGACATGAACAATGTTGTTTGTTGTCAAGATAACCCAGTCTAATCCAGAGTCTTTGTAAAAATCATATGCTACTTGATCAGCTCTTTCATCCCCCTCTATAGAATATTTTGTGAAAGCTGTAACTTCATCAAAAATGTCATCACGCAAGACAACTCTTTTAAATATATTTTTTACAATTTTATAATCGTACGCAGATGTTCGATCATTAGCCAATGATGGATAATCGAGGTCTGGAAGTTGACGAAAATAACTATTTGGTGATCCTGAGTATGTCATAATTAGTAACCTACACTGTCTTCTGGAGTCTCTTCATGATCTTGTTGATAAAGTGGTCTAAGTTCAGTAAAGTTAAGATCCATCTTAACTGAAACAGGTTGTGAATCACGATATGCAGACCAATATCCACTTGGAGCATAATCAACGTTCATAGTTGTTAATGCAAGACCGCCTGGGCTGAATTGGTTTACATTTTTTATAAAATCATTATCTTGACTACCATTTTTATATTGTAAAGTGAATACATCAGGATTTTCTAAAAATACTGTATTATTGAATTTTGGAGCCAGACCCATTTTTAGAAATTTGATTATTTTTCTAATTTCTTTACCTTCTTCCTCACTCCTTGCAACCATTTGGAAAGAGAAAGCAAAATCTCGAATTACAGGCCCTTGAAATAGAATTTCTGCATTGGGATTTAAAACTTTACCACCAGTTCTTGCTAAAAATGTATCGGTATCAATCTCAGTTCCAGCCATGTTTGATGCCATATTTGCTAAAGTCTGAGCATAAGTTGCTTGACCAAATGTTGTTACTCTTCCAAAAATATCAACATCGCCAGGTCTACCAGCAGCCATTTTTGCTCTTCTGTCTTCAAATCTCTGTTGAGCATCTTTTCCTATCAATCTTCCGCCAAAAGTCGCAGCATTAGCAACACCAAGAGCTGCTAATCCACTGACTGTTAACTCACTTTTTCCCCACTCTGCTCCGTTTACATCAGTTGGTTTAGGCATTGGTAGTATAATACTACCTTTAATTTTACTGCCTATTACACTATCACCCGCTACGTTATGACTTCTTAGTCCATAAAGAGATGTTTGTTTTCTTCTTGGTTTACTTTGGTTAATATCTGGTCTAACATAATTATATCTTGTAATTTTAAAATGATCTTGTTCAAGGTCTATATCAAGTGGATATGCCATTAAATCACTTGATCCTCCAGTTTTTGTTTTCTTATAAGCTGAACCAGTTTTAGGAACTGTAAATGCGATTGAGTCGTTATTTAATGTGTTATCCTCTAAAAATTGTGCATTATTTTCTTTTTTCTCTTCTCTCTCATGTTGTGCTATGAGAATATCTGTATTAACATCGATTATATCTTCATACGCATCTATATTTCCTTTAAACTTATTAATATTGTATGCTTCTAGAGCATCATCACTATCCTGTAAATCTTCAAACGCTTGACTTTGGGGATCAAGAGACTTACCATCTTTTTTAATACCAATTAATTTGCCATCATCACCAAACTCAAAAGATACTTTTGAATCATCATCCTGTTTATAAATCTTGCTTTTTGCCATTAGTTTGTATTGTAAACTCGACTTCGTGGAACAGGCATTCCTCTCATGTCAATGAATCTTTCAGTCGGTAGTTGTGCGACATCCGACCACTCAGTATTTGGAATACGATATGGTGTTCCTCTCACGCCAGTATAAAGATATTTATGTAGAGTTCGAGGAGGAACTGCAACTGCACCTTGAGCAGAGTTATTTAGTAAGCTTATTGCTAATTCGTCTCTTTGATTTAAACGAACATAATGTAGATTACAACCAAAGAATCCACCTGTTCTCATTTCAATTATATATGTGAGTGGATACATGTCGTAGTATGGTTGTTTTGTTTGTGCTTGATATGTGAAAAAATATAATTCACCAGGCGCAAACCCAGCAGTATCTGCATAATCAGTTTCAAAGTTTGTATCTCCAAGTTCCTCAAGTAATTGAATACGAAAAAATTCTTCGCTGACTTGACCAGTGACTTTATTTAATATGTTTTGAAGAATACTCATCGAATTCCTAATTCTTTTTCAGTCATGATTTTAAACTCTAACTTACGATCTTCACAAAACTCTCTTGCTGCCTTCCACTTTGCTTGATTTTTCACATATGTCATTGATTCATTTATCATTGTTTTTCTTGATTTACCTTTTGTAGCCTTTGGTTGCAACGTTTCCTTCATCGGTTTAACTTCTATCACCGATCTACGAATGTTGTTGTCTTTGTCCTTGTATTTAATAAAAAAGTCAGGAAAATATCTACGAACACGATTTGTTGTTGGATCTAAATAAGGAATCCAGAATTCTTCAGATGCCCACTCAAGTATATTTTCGTTCAAATCGCAGTAATTCATGAATTTTCTTTCCCATAAAGACCTATAAATAATATTTTGAGAGTCTCCCTTATACTTTTTAGGATTAGAAGGCCTATATATCCCTTTATAGCTCATATATAGTAATAACAACTTAAATTTATTTATTGTGTCAGATAATAGTTTATTTCCAAGAAGATCAGATATTTTTCAGAAGGGTGTATTAGACGCCAGAGATAGTGTTGCACGCCCATCTCTAGACACTTTTTATCAAGTTGTTTTTTCTTTCGGAAAATACCAAAGATGGTTGAGAGAAATGAATTATGAGGATAAAAAAAGATCTCAGGGAAAAGATTTTCAAGAAAAGATGTCAATATTATGCACAGAAGCGGAACTTCCAGGCACACAATATCAATCAACTCTCGCAGTCGGTCATCATCAGGGTATTCAAGAAGAGTTTCCATATCTTAGAACTTTTCCACCTCTTAACCTCACTTTTTATTGTGATGCAGATATGGTAATTTTGGAAATTTTAGAAACGTGGATGACATATATTAATCCAGTTCAAACAAGTAAAAGACAAACCAACGCATATACACGATTTAACTATCCAGAGGATTATAAAGAAATTATTCACATTACTAAATTTGAAAGAGATACTTTTAAACAATCACCAAGCACTGTTGATTATCAATCTAACATGTCTAGTTATGAGTTTGTCAATATTTGGCCCACCAATTTAACATCAATGAGAGTTGCCTATGGTGACTCAAATGTGTTAAAATGTAGTGTGCAGTTTGCATATGATAGATTTTTCACAAAATTTAATTATAATGATAGCAATCGTGCAGTCCTTAACACAGAAGATGGTCTTGTGAATTCAAATGATTCAAATTCAAAACAATTAAAAAAATATCAAAAGAATGCCTTAAACATTGGTAAAACTAAGTAAAACCTCTCTATATAAATTACTGAATACAGTATTATGCCCTTACCAACAATTGAAACTCCAACATATGAGTTAAAAATGCCCTCTTCGGGTAAAAAAATTAAATACAGACCATTTCTTGTCAAAGAAGAAAAAATATTAATTATTGCTCTGGAATCAAGAAATCAAAATGAAATTACAAATGCTGTTAAAGATGTGTTGAAAAAATGCATTTTAACAAGAGGAGTAAAAGTTGATGACCTTCCTACATTTGACATTGAATATATCTTTTTGAATATTCGTGCTAAATCAATTGGTGAGGATATAAGATTGACCGTCACATGTCCCGATGATAGAGAAACACAAGTCCCTGTCACAATATATGTGGATGAAATTAAAGTTACAAAACCAGAAGGACACACAAATGATGTTGTCATTGATGATAAACTTACTCTTCGGATGAAATATCCATCATTGAATCAATTTGTTGAAAATAATTTTGAAGTTGATGATGATCCAGAAGTTCTAGTTAATAAAACTTTTAAAGTTGTTGCTGATTGTATGGATACAGTTTTTACTGAGGAGGATGCATGGGAAGCCAAAGACTACACATCAACTGAGAGAGTCAAATTTGTTGAACAGTTAAATTCAAAACAATACAAGAAAGTTGAAAACTTTTTTGCAACAATGCCTAAATTATCACATACTATTGAAGTTGTGAATCCAAATACAAAGAAAAAGAGTAGTATCGTTTTGGAGGGTCTAGCCGATTTTTTCGGTTAAGTATTGCAAGGGAAGATCTTGAATCTCACTACAGAATAAATTTTGCTCTCATGCAATACCATAAATATAGCTTGACGGAACTTGAAAATATGATGCCTTGGGAAAGAGACATTTATGTAACTCTCTTGAAGGATTATATTGAAAAAGAAAATCTAAAGAGACAACAAGAAGAGGGCGTCCGAAAGTATGGATGAAGAAGAGTTAGAACAACCTAAAAAGAAAAAGATTACTTTAAGTAATTTTTTTGAGTCAATCGTATCGATTGATAAGTTGGCTAATCGTGCTTTATCAATTGCTAATTCTAATTTAAATATTATTCAAGATCAAAAACTACTGATTGAATCTCTTTCTATGTCACTTGAGGGATTAAGATCAGATGTTCAACAAATTAATAATTATATAATTGTAGAGAAAAAAATAGAAAAAGATGAAGAAGCTGATCTACGTTTAGAAGAGGAGGATAAGGAACAGAAAGAAATGATGGCAGAGAGACTTAAGGGTGATAAGGGTGAAGATGGAGATCAAGGTGAAGGTGGAGATCAAGGTGATCAAGGTGATCAAGGAGACGCTGGGAAAGCTCCACCTCAACCAGTAGAACCAAAGGGATTTTTAGGATCAATATTTGGAGCTCTTGGGCCTCTTCTTGGTGGTGCTGGATTACAACTTTTAGCACCTATTCTTGGTGGTGCTTTTACAGGATTGAAAACAGGTGGGCCAATTGGAGCCTTAATAGGAGGCCCACTTGGGGGAGCCTTAGAATATTCTGGAATGAGAGAATCTTTAACAGGGGAAACACCATCACCAAAAACAAATTTCTTTGAGACAATAAATCCATTTGCCAGACTTGGTGGTATGTTTGGTAGAAAATTTGGTAAAAAAGGAGAAAAGGATGAAAAGGATCAAGTAAAAGAAGAAATCAAGTCAGAAATAAAAGAAGAATTAAATTTTACATCTAAGAAGTTAACAACTCGTTTTGATCGGGAGAAAGGTGTAGGTTATGTTAATGGTCAAGAAGTTGATGCTCAAAAATATGCTGAGTTTAAACGTTTATCTGCAAAGGAACAATTAGATCAAGGATTAGACTTTTTTAAAGAAGATACAGATGAATTTTCACTTAAAGGTACGAAAGACATAAAACCTGAGAAGAAAGAAAATAAATTGTTGGAATTTGTTAAGGAGGGTGGTGTTGCTGGTTTCTTGGGTAGAAAGATATTTGGTGGAAAGGAAGATAAGAAAAAAGATGTTGATGTAGATGATAGTAATAAACTTACAACTGAAAGGGAACAAGGTCAGGTTGTTGGTGGTAACGTATCACAGGAACAGTCTGATTTAATGGCAAGAGATAGAGAACTTGAAATGCTCATAGATTCTGAATATGAGACTGGTGGGAAGATTAATTATGATAAAATTGCAGAATATGAAAAAGAACAAGAAGAAATACAAAATAAATTGTTTAATTTGGATGATAAAGACTCAGTGCAACCAGAGAAAAAAGAAAATAAATTAATAGAATTTATGAAGGAGGGTGGTGTTGCTGGTTTCTTGAATAGAAGGATAGGTGATAGTATTCGTAATTTTGATGGTAGGCCTGGCTCAAGAAAAACTAAAGGTAAAAATGAATTTTATGATAAAGATGGCAACTACATCGGAGACAATGAAAGAAAATTAGAATTTGAAAGAAAGAAAAATGAACTTTTAGGAGATAAGAATAAAATTCCGATGGAAACCACTATAAACCCTGATGGATCAATTACAAGTAAAGGATCAGGAATACTCATTAATGGTGAATTATATAAGCCTGGCGAACAGATGACTTTAAAACAAAGACTGTCAATACAAGCTAGAATACAAATGCAGGGTGAAGATACTGTTAAACCAGAGATGTTAAAGGATTTTTATAATTCTGGCGGCCCATTATCGAAAGAGGAATCAGCTGAGTATATGAAGTCGCAAAATCTTGAAGCTGGTGCATTTACAGATGACGATTTAGTGCAACCAGATGAAAAGAGAGGAGTTAAAGAGATTATTGGTGGAGTTGCTGATACTCTAACAGGTGGTGTATTTGATTTTGATAAGAAAGGTAACAATAAACTTCAAGACTTTCAACAAGGTGTTATGAAGACCGTGACTGATAACACTTTTGGAAAAATGAAAAGATTATATAATGAAGATAGAAAAACTCCAGAACTTAAATTAAGTGGAGAGTCAGAGAGATTAATTGGTGATGATAAACCCTTCTTAGATGAAGTTCAAAGAGTTTCTGAAAAATATGAAATAAATCCAGCTGATTTAGTAGGATTAATGGCATCAGAATCAAGTTTAGATCCAGCAGCAGACAACGGTACTCATGTTGGTTTGATACAATTTAGTGCTGATAGAGCAGAGGAATTAGGAACAACTCAGGAAGAGTTAGTTAAAATGAGTCGTGCTCAACAAATGAAGTTTGTTGAAAAATATTTTGATATCGTTAAGTTACCAAAGGGAGCCAGTAAAGGAGAACTATATACAAGTGTCTTTATGCCAGAATATACTGATAGGGGAACAGATTTTGAATTGTCAACTAAGTTTGATAAGTTTTCTGATGGCGAGCCTGGCAACCCATCAGTTTATGCAGCAAATCAAGGATTAGATGCTGATGAAGATGGTTTCATTACAATAGAAGAAATGGGATCACGAATAACAAGTAAACAAAATGAGTTTGGAATTAGTTCAGAAAAAGAATCAAAACCAGAAGGTATAATGAGAATCTTGACAGGTCTTGCTGATAGAGTGACAGGAGAAAAATTTGATTTCGATCAAAGAGGTGATTTAATTCCTAAATTAGAAAATGATACTGCCGAATTATCTGGAAATGTTCTTGCACCTCCAGATGATTCCTATCCTAAACTTTCAGCTGGAGTAATACAAACTTTAAATGAAAGCGCTTTAACTGCAAATCCATCTCCCTTAGTTCAAGCTGAAGCACCACAGGTGTCAGAGGCAGAAATAAAATCAACCGAAACCACATCAAGTTTCATTAAAACAATATCAAATAATACAATAGCATCATCTAGAAAATCTAAATTTGGATTACCATCAGAAATTATGAGGATGATAACTTAATGGAAAGTAGATTTATTATCAGCAAATGTATGTTGATTGCAAATAAAGGATCTTCCTTAAAGAAAGATTACTCAATACTTGGTGGAAACCCGATTATTGATTACTATGAGAGTGTAATGAGTCCATCAATATCTTTAACTGTGACTTTTATTGATGTTGACCAAGTAATTAGTAGAAAGGGAATTACAGGTGGAGAGTCTTTAGATCTTTCTGTTAAGATGGAAGGTTTTGATGATGATTTTAAAATTACATCTAAAAAACATCAACTCATGTTGAACTCTGTGAGAGATGTCATCACAGACACTAATAAACAGATAGCGACTCTAGAATTTGTATCAAAAGAATCGATCATTAATGAGACTGCTAGAGTGAATAAAAAATTTACTGGGAACGTTACACAAATTGTAAGTCAATTATTAACTAACAAAGGGGGGTCAGATAAAAAAGGAATTCAAACTAAAAAAGAATTTAAGTCTGATCAAGCTGTTAACAAATATTCTTTTGTTGGAAATCTAAAAAGACCTTTTGATACAATTCAATGGTTGTGTCCAAAGGCTCAGTCATCAAATAAAAACTTTGGTTTTTTATTTTATGAAACTTTAGATGGATATAATTTTAGATCAATTGAGAAACTACTTAAAGAAAAGGCTGAGGTGTATGAAAAACCTGATAGACCGATAGCTGGATCTTTTAGAATCATAGAAAATAATCTCAATCAATCCAATGACATTGGACATAATTGTAGAATGGGTATGTACGCAAATAAAACAATATACATTGATCTTGAGAACGAAACCTATAAAGAAGAAGAATTTAAAATTACTGAACTAAAACCAAAATTAAAAAAACCACCCAAGTTACCAGATAAATTAGAGGATAAACCAACTCGATTAATGTTTAGAATATTAGATCAAGGAGCTCTGCAAAAGGGTTCTAAAAAAGAAGAGGTTGAGAAGAGAAATGAGCTTGCCGTTTATCAAAATAAATCTTATATTAGGAATAGTTTACTATTTTCACAATCCTTAAATATATCAATTCCAATCAACCCTGACTTGAGAGCTGGTGGCATGATAGAGGTTAAATTGCCTCTTAAAAAAGGAGATGATGGAAAACCAGTTAGTTCTTACGGATCTGAAAAAGATAATGATGTTAGTGGAAAATACTTAATATCAGAGTTAAGACACTTAATTGGTGGTGGAAAGGCAGAAACTCAACTTGAATTAGTTCGTGATGCGTTTACCGCTTAAATAAAAGAAACAGGAGAATCAAATGAAATCAATCGAAGATCACATTGAATACGATAAAAAGATTGCTGATGACCCACAGGCCAATCCAGCAGCGAGAAGACATGCGAAAGAGGAGTTACATGAACTCGAAGAGTATGTCGAACATCACAAAGAAGAAATCAAAGCAGGCGATCATCATGATCCTAATGCACTCGAACTATTTTGCGATCAACACCCAGACGAACCTGAGTGTTTAATATACGACGATTAACTAAATGTATCAACAATCGACTAATTTTTTCGGAAGAGATCCTATGAAATGGTGGATTGGTCAAGTGACTGATCCAGATAAAGGAGAGTGGGGAGATTCTTTAGAAAAGAAAAGATCTGAAGATGGTGAAGACATATACACCTTCAGATGTCGTGTTCGTATTGTAGGATATCATGCATGTGAAGAAGATTTGCCAGATAAAGATTTACCTTTAGCACATGTTCTTTTACCATCAAACACAACTACTGTAGGTGGCACTGGACAAACAATGCAATATCAAGGTGGAGAAGTTGTCGTTGGATTTTTCTTTGATGGTGATGATGCACAACAACCTGTAATTTTTGGAACTCTATTTAAACAATCTTTTGTTGGAGATCAATTATCAAACAAAGATTTTGATAGTAAAAAACATACTTGTTTTGTTCCATATACGCCACCTAAAGTAGTTCAAAGATCTGGAAAGACAAGATATAATGCAAATTGGAAACCAGCTTCACCAGCAGTTAGAACATTTACTGATGGTGAGAGTGTCAAAACTCCAGCACAGGAACAAAAAGAAGCAGCAACAAATATTGTTATAGATCAATTCACTCCTTGTGAAGATAATGAGATATCAAAAATAAGTAACGCAATCAAAGACTTCACACGGAAGATGGAACAATTGCAAGCTATTGGAGGTGGATCTGCTGTTGATCCGATATATGGTGGCGTTGTTGATATTAAAGACGAAATAAAATTAACATCTGCAAGAATCCATAATTCAACAACAAAATTAATTCGTCGTGCTAGATCGTGGTTGATTCAAGATACTTTAGATAAATTAAATTTAAGCTTAAAAGATAAAACACCTAAAACTTTACAAGCGCCCGTGGGTCAAGCAACGAAAAGTTTGACTGATGTTATTTTCTGTAATATCGAAAAAATACAAGAGGGTCTTGCAGGGTATCTCTCAAAAAGTTTAGAAAATATGATAGGACAGGTTTTAGATGTTCCTATTTGTGGAGTTGAAAACTTTTTGAGTGATATGTTCGGACAAATCAATAACATCATTGATAATGATTTGGGTGGTATGTTTTCTCAGTTGAATAACATTCAAGGTGGTGGTATTGGACTTCCTAGTGAAACATTTTCAAAAGCGATTAAGTTTGCAAATATTATTACAAATGTTCTTGATTGTGACAGATTAAATTGTCCAGAACCAAGTTCTTTCTCTTCTAAAAATGGTGTTGGATTAAATGGCCCTGATGATTTTGGTGGATTACTTGACAAAATAGGTTTTAAAAAATTAGAGTCAAATCTTCTAAACACTCTTGACAGTGCAATTCCAGCGATTCCATCCGCACCAGATTGTTCAACGAATGTTCTTAAATGTGGCCCACCAAGAGTAGACTTTATAGGTAGTAGTGGTCAC